AATTTTAATTAAATCAGATGTTGAGTTTCTAGTAAAGTCTATTGTTTGACCAGTTAACTGTAATAGGCTTGGAGTTGTGCCAATGGTAAATATGCCAGCACTTGAAGAAATATACGATGAGTTTCCTCTAATCATAATAATATTATTATTGTACCTACAACGCTCATATCTAGCAGATCTTGTTGTTCCTAAAAACCCAGTGTTGTTGGCATTAGTTTGTATTGCGTTTGCTGTTGAAGTAATTACATTTGATCCATCAACTATTGAACTTGTTATTGGTGTTGGTGATACAAGCGTTGACCCATTATTATATTGCCAATTTTCTGCATCTGTAAAAGCAAATAAAGTTTTGCTATCGTAAGATCCAGCAGTTGGGTTTGATCCAGCAGAATATAAACCGATTTCAGAAATTTCATATCTTTCTTCTGATGGTAATTCTGCTGTGAAAATAATTTTATTTACACCATTATCATTTATATATCCTCTTGAAGATATTGGAACTCTAAACATTTCAAAGTCTAAAATCTTTTTTGAAGGGTCAATATCAATAGAAATAGTAGCACCAGAAAGTTCTGCTAATGGAGTTGGAGAAATGGTAAACTGTGTTCCATTATTATTAATTGATGTAACAACTGTGTCTTGAGTTGATGATAATGTTCCAGTACCGCTTAATTTTGTTATTTTAGCACCAACCCATAGTCCATTGGTATTTGCAACAGTTACAGTTGTTACGCCTACAGCAGTAGCAGATGATGCTCCAGACAGGGTATTTATATTTGGTCTTGGCCTTGCTCCTGAACCTACAGCAATATACGATGCGTATGCTGGTGCGACGCCCATTAAGTATTTTGCTAAAATCTCTTTGCCAGTATTAGTTATCATATTCCTACCTCATATATTGTACCATTAATGGTGATCTGTACTTCTATTTGTTCATCATTATTAATATTGATAAACTCTAAAACAAGGTTACCATCGCTATCCAAATATACGTTATCTCCGTTTGCCCCATTTCCAACTACGGGTATTTTGTCAGAAAGTTTAATTGTATAGTTAGCAAAAAATTTATCTGATGTTTTTTGAAGTCTGACAAGGTTATTAGGGTTATATTCTTCTCTTAGAATATTTAAATTTTTAATTGGCTGATATAAAATATTTTGACCTAAAACTGTATCGTGTCTGCTAATAGACAATAGTTCTTGTCCACCTATATTTTCAAATAACAAATCTACAATTACATCAACTGGAATTTCGTCATCGTTAAACAAAACATATTGTGGAGTTGCTGTTTTTATAGGCTGTGGCGGAGGCGGAGGTGGTGGTGGAGGTGGAGCAGGTGGCTTTGGCTCAGTTCCACCACCTGTATTTCCACCAGTGCTACCGCCACTGCTACCACCAGTAAAACCACCACTAAAACCACCACTAGTAGAGCCAGTTGTTGTTTGTGTGCTTCTCTCTCTTATATCTACAAGATTGAGACTGCTTTGTAAGATTCTTCCTTCTATTTCCATCAAGGAGGCGTATCTATCTGCGCTTGCCATCCAAGTGTTATACCTATCCATATTGCCAGCATCAAGGGCTGCGTAGGCCCTTTCTTGTGCAGCAATCATGTTTGCAGTCAATCTATCAATATCATCTTGGTATTCTGCATAAGCAGCATCTCTTTGATCATCGTAGATTGTTCTATCTGCTTCAGTGATTGCTTGATCTGCTGCTACTATCTCTGCAGTTACTGGATCTAGTTGACCAACTGATTCTTCAGTTGCGCCATCACCATCTATTAACATTCCATTATAAAATGGCATTTTACACCTCGCTCAAATATAATATCATATTTGGACCATCCAAACTCTTAGAGTACTCAATTTGATATATAACAAACTTAGTTGATGCAGATGTAACCAAGTCTAAACCATTCTCATCTTTATAATTGATATTAACTATATCTCCCAACTGTAATGTTGGCATTGAAAATACTTCTAGCCCTATCAACTTTCTTGGTCTTGATACCTTTTCAATTATCCATCCCAGCAATTCTTCTGCTGAATCCTGTGTTTGAATATACGGACTTGTTAAAGAAAATTCATTTTTACCATATTTTAATCTGCTGGTACGTATTTTTTCATATTCTTCTATAAACTTATAAGGAGATCTAATGACTGTCTCTCCCTGTAATTCTGGATCGGACAAGTTTCCACGTTTTTTATAATATTCGTCAACTGTTAACGTATGTGTTGTATCTTGTGTAAATGTAACACCCTGAATTCTTAAATAATTACCGCTAGTTTCATCAAGGTTAAGGGATTTATCCGTTGCATTAAAAACTAAAAATTCTGCTCCATAAGACTCAGCCATAAAGCCAGATACAACATATCCTTTCAACCTATTAAATGTTTCTGAAATTTTTGCATATAGGGCTGGGTAGGCTTTATCATATTTAATTTTAAAGTATGCACATTCTCTCATAATAGTTCCAAATTCTTCAAAGTATAAATTATACATTGGAACTACTGCTGGATAAATTCCCTTTAAAAATGTTTTTTGAATTACACCACTTACAGCATATTTAGTTAATGCCTCACTAGCGTTAATAAAACTATCATCATCTCCAAAAACAGATCCTACTCTGTAACCAGTTTTAAAGGAAGAATTCTGTGAATAATTTTGCGACAACGCATAAATATTTTCAAACATTACCTTTGAAGATCCACGAACGAAAAGTCCAACGGTGTTTCCACTCAATGGAAGAGGATCATCATCACTTACAACCTGAACTAATTTATTATTAATATACAAATAAAATGTTCTTAACGTTGGGCTTACATCAACATATTCAATAGACAGATCATATACCGTTGGGTTATCTTCGTTTGCTATCCTATACTGTCCAGTGAATGCACCATTGTCAACAATTATATTTCCAATTCCTCCCCACATTTTTATTGGAACTGCTCTTGTTGAAGATGTATTCTTTTTTACCTTATAAAATAAAATATTATCCAAACTTATTCTTGCCTGTTGGTTTGCGTCTGCTCTTATGTAAGATTCAATGTTAGATTGTGTTAAAGCAGAAATTTCAAAATAGTATCCTTGATTAGTCGTAGGGTTTACGATAGATATACCACCAGAGCCACCACCAAGTGTTACATTTTTGCTAGGATCACTTCCAGTAATTGTAAAATAAGTAGTTGATCCAATTGGTGTTTGTTTGTATTCTCCTGCTGACTCAATTTTGCCAATAATCCTCATTCTAGTTCCAAAGTGTTGGTATGGTCTCTCTAGTTGCTTCCAAACATAAGAAACAAAATCTCTTGGCTTTGCCGTTGTTTCAAATACAGGACCGCTAAACACAAATGCTGAGGATTGAATTGTTCCAGTTTGTGTTGTTTTTAAATCTGCAACATCTGTCTCTGTTGCAAAAGATGTTGAAAAAAAGTTTTTGATTATTCCATTTCTTTTTGATTTTTCTGCCTGAGTCTTACTTACTCCAGCATCTCCTAAAACAGTTAGCGGTACTGAAGAAAAATTAACTGTGGCATTATTTAAATTAACTGATGGCGATAATGAAACTGTAATTGTATATAAACCTGTGGTTGGATTCTTTAAAGTATTAATAGATGTAACAGTTGTTATTCCTGACAAAGTTCCTGTTCCACTTATTACCTTTACGTATTGTCCAACATCAATTCCAGCAATGTCTGGTAGTGTAAAGGATGTGCCTGATGAGGATACTCCAGATATATTAAAGTTTAAATTAACTGCAGTTGTAAACAAAAACTCAGATTGCATATCGCATCCCTGTACATAACTATTATCAGACCAATAACTATTTAAACCAGAGTTGTGGTACTGTAATGGTGTGTTAAACTGTCCACGACCATGCTGAACAACATCTCCATTTTTTAATTTTAAAAGTCCATCTATAGTTTCGTAGTATGGCTCTGCATAAATTCTAACAAGGCCTGTTGGATACATTTTTCCATTAAAAGGAATGCTAGAAAAATATTTTTGATATTCTAAATTGCTTGTTATCCAAACGTTACCAACTTTTGGAACGTTATATTCTACTGCATCATACCTTATAATTTCTCCATTAGAATAAAAATATCCCTGGTATCTTCCAAGCCAATATACATTTTCTCCAAAATCAATGGTGTTATTTATTAATAAACGATTAACAACTGTTGGAGGCGAAGCAACTAGGTCTGAGTTTAATGGCATTGCAGCAAGATTATAATTAGATTGCATTGTATTATTTGCACTCTTTGTTGTTGCAGTTCCAGATACTTCCCAAAGAAGTACTGGTTTATATATCCATGTTTTATCTTGATCAATCATTTGTGCTTGACGAATTGTTCCATATGATCTTTGAATATAACGTTCTGTATATGTTATATTTCCATCATTATAAACCCTTTGTTCTTGCGAAGATATTGAAGCAATATTTGTTAATGGTGGAGTGTATACATTTTCATTTATACCCTGCTCA